ATCAATCGTATACTCTTTTGTATCCTTGACCAGATCGACGGTTTTTTGTGATACCGTCCACTGATTCAACCCTCTGTTAGCCCATTCAGCAAGCATAAGATTGAGAGAGCGTTTCGCGCTCTGCAAATCGTATCCAGTTCGCAGTTCCAGACCACAACGCTCGAAAGCTTCTTCGATGTACTCTCCTACGTCTGGTTGAAAATCTTTACTTCCGCTTGTTGCCATTTTTGCCCTTCTTGGGAGGTTCTTCTTCAGGTGCGTACAAGTTATCAAAAACCTTGTTCACATCAAGAGTGTAGTCTAACTCTGATTTAGAGTAGTGAATATGCTGGCTTGGTTTGAAATCTGGTGCTCCCTCACCGACAGAAAACCATGCTGGGTGCGTCACCCTGACTCTGTTGTTGGGTAAGGCAACCATGTTTCCGGTCCAATCTCCAGCATCTAGGAGCTGCAATACATGGCTTTGCTTATGCTGCGCTGGATCGTCGGCTATCTCATTTTCCGCATAGTCAACCGTAAAAAAGTACTTTGCAGGATAAAAATTTCCGTCAATTTTTGCCAGCCACGGACAAGGGGTACAACGATCCAGCACATAAACACTATGATTATAAGAACTGCAATCCCAAGGCTGACAAGCCCATGTCGGCATTGGGTCAGGCCAGCCCTCATAATCGGAGTCACCCGCAAGAGCAGTGATTGGCATCCTTGCCCACATCGCGCCGCCGTGGATGTTAGGCTCATCATCTTCACACTCCTCTCCCGTAAAGATAACCTGAAAGCTCAGGCATCTGGTTGGCATAGTGGTAACTGCGATAGCCATCGCGTGAATGAACTCGCCATGATACTTCTCATGGTTGTGAGTGTATTCCTTGCGAACCCAACATTTGAAATAGGGAATGTTGGATTGTAGATAAGCCACTACCTCCTACCGAACAAACCAGAGTTTTTATTCGATGGTTTCTTAACTGTTCCACCCTTACGCATACCGGGAGCAACTTTTTTAACTGTGCCACCCTTGTTCATTCCGGGTCCACGCTTTTTCACAGTGCCGCCTTTATTCATCCCCGGCCCACGCTTCTTAACCGTTCCACCCTTGTTCATTCCCGGTCCACGCTTTTTAACGGTCCCGCCTTTGTTCATACCCGGACCTTTCTTTTTGACGGTCCCACCTTTATTCATTCCCGGTCCTTTTTTCTTAACAGAGCCGCCCTTGTTTTTCATACTAACTTTTTTCTTGTTTGGTTTACCACCAAGTTGAGGCATCGTAGCGGCAATCGTCCCTGCACTAGCAGGAGTAGCGGCGGCAACGCCTTTGCCTTTAAGGATTCTTTTGACGATTGAAGCCAACTCTTTTTGAGTCATCTGTGCACCAGTTTCCTTCCTAATCGCATCCATGACCTCTTTTCTCGCTTTAGGAGGCAAATCCTCCATTTTCGTAAAGTTCCCCTTCCTCATTCTAGATCTAGTTGTTGGTTTCGGCATAATCGGTCCTCCATCTCTTGCAAAAGTTTTTACGTTTGTTGGTTTACCACCAACCCCTTGTTTTTTCGCTCGTTTTCTACGAACCGCTGATTTAATTTCTTTATCGCTCATCCTAGCAGCTTTTGCGGCAGGAACACATTTCGGGTATTTTCTTTTGCGGTCTTTTTCTAACTTGGATCTCCCACATTTAGCAAAGCCACCACCTTTTTTTCGGGAGCCAATATCTACCCAATCTTGTTTGAACCACTCTGTTAGACCACCTTTAGGCTTTGCCATGTTGCCTCCTGATAGCCTCTTTGCCCTTCTTGAATATATTGGCAATACCCGTCTTGCCCATAACCTTTGCTCTCTGCTCACCCACCGTCAATATTTGTATTTTACGAGCAAATGGCTTGTCTATCCGTTTAACCTTCCTTACCGTTGCGTCAGCGTCCTTCATCGTTGAAAACTTTATTCTAACCGTGTCCTTCGGGTTTTCATCGGTGTACAGCCTACGACCAGACCCTTTTGGTTTTTTTCCTGTGCCAACCTTGGGATCGCGCTTCTTGTTCATTAACTTCTAGGGACTCTAGTTTTCTTCTGACGGTTTGGCATGATTGCCCCGCAGCCTCTGGATTGAACCGTTACGGAGCCTCCGTTTCGCATCTTTTTCGCCATGCTTTTAGCGATGGCTGTACCTCGCGCTCTTTCGTATTTACTTATTTTACCGTCTTTATCTAGGTCACTTTTCTTCGCGTCGAAGTCAACAGATCCACCTTCGGCTTTTTTCGCACCTTTATACTTGCCGCCCATTTTACGATATTGAGAAACCATGTAGGCGTTTGCATACGCTGAAGGGTAAACTGAAAATTTTCTTTTAGCTTTCGCCTTGGCTTTGCGGTACAGCGATGGGTTTGCCACGTTGTCTGGGATGTTGTCTTTTTTATCATCTGCCATGTTTACCTCAACTTAATCCGACCTAGCGGTTGTTTGCCAATACCGATATTGATTGGTAGTCCGATCCCTGCTTGTTGCTGTGCTGGGGGCTTTTTGGTTTTAGGAGCAAACTGTGCAGCGAACTCTTCTGGAGTTTGTCTTTTATACCTTTGGTCTCCCGTAAACCCAAACCCACCTATATCTGTGACGTACTGACCAGTGGCAGGATCAAAAGTGGCACTCAAGCCAAAATCTGATGCTGCTTGACTGGTGTTGAATTTATCTAACAAACTTTGATTAGCTTGAGGTAATTCTGGCTGTCCTGTGACCGCCCTCCTTTGTACGTTTGTTTGTGTAGGCACAAACGTTGCACCAGTAGGATCAGTCACACCTTGCCCCATTTCGCTACCTATGCCGGGGTCAAAAAATGGTGTTGCCCCCATTTCCGCAGCCCCTTCAGTCGTTGGTAGGGTACTAATCCCACCCTGACCATATGGGTCCATGCCACCAACTCCGGGTCCGACACGCACAGTCGGAGCTTGTACATTACCTGTTGGTTGCTGTGGCAAACCGGCCAGCACTTCTTCAGTGATTTGTTTTCTGAGAGCTTCGGTGTCTACCTGTTGAGGAATTGACTCCTGTATCTGCGCTATTTGTTGCTGAAGCGGATCTATCGCTCCTGTGATCGCGGCCTGTCTTTGTGCCTCGATGTTTGCGGGGTCTAACTGCGCTTCCTGCAAAGATTGAATCTGGCTTTGTAGTCTCTCACGCTGACCAGTGGCGGCTGTGATGGCATCCTGTAGCATACCGCCGGTTTGCTCAAAAGTTCCTTTGAGTTGTTGAAAGTCCTCTTCGGTGACAGTTGAGCCTTTAATCGCCTCTAACTGATCGAATAGTTGTTTTCGCTCAGTCGATGCAGTGTCTTGAAAAGATTGTGCGTTAGCGCTGATTTCACTAATCCTGTTTTGGATCTCATCAACGGGAATATTGCCGACCTGACCGCTTAGATCGGCTATCTGAGTCTCAAGAGCAGAAACCAACTGGTCCCGCTCGTCTCTCAGCAAATTGGTTTGTGAGGTGTTTTCGTCAGCCACAGATTGTGAGACAGAATCAAGTTGACTCTGTAAACCATCTATATTCTGTTGAATGGCATCTACTGATCCGCGCTGCGCCTCTCTGAGTTCATCTGATAATTGACTCTGCTCATTTCGCAAAGTGGAGGATATGTTATCGAGATTACTGTTTAGGTCTCCAATCCTACCCTGCAAATCACCAATGATGCTGCCTTGTCTTTCTTCCAGACTACCTAAGGCAGCGGTTTGCTCTTGCCTGAGAGCATCCTGTGATTGTTTTAGTTCATCTTTTGCTTGGGATAAATTCTGCTCAAGGGTGTCAACAATCTGTTGTCTCTGCTGCTGTGCCTCACTTCTCTCCTCAATTCCCTGATCTCTGAGTGTTTGTGTTTCTTCAGCTAGAGACGATTTCACGTTGTCAAGCTGATCCTCTAAAGCTTTCACCACCTCTGAACGCTCTGCCACCAGAGATGATCCCAAGTCGGCTGTCTCTTGCCTCAGAGTATCTCTTAGATCAGTTATTGCAGTTTCTCTTGCTTGTGTTTGTGCTTGCTCTGTAGCCGCTTGTTGTTCGAGAAGATCTTTATATTGTCTGTTGAGTCTTTCTGTTGACTCTTGATAACTAGGCGCGGAAGTTCTTATTTTTTGTAGTTGTGTGTCAGGCGCTGGCCCTCTTTCAAAAACGGGCCTATTCAACAAATAATCTTGTAGCCCAGCGTAAGGGCTGGCTGCTGATTCATAGTCCAGATAAGATTGATCGAAATCAGATAGCGCCATTTTTCATCACCATTTTGAACATGACCAATAGCGAGGTGTGAGCTTATCCTTGCCCGCAGCGGTATCACACTTGTGCCTAGCCCTGAAACTGGCTCTTCGCTCTGGTATGTTCTTTTTAATCTTCATATTCGGATCTCCGAAGCGAACCAGCTTGACCTGATCACCTTGTCGAGCCAAAACAGCAAACTTCTTTTTTGCATTAGGAGTTCGCTTTGGTTTGTTGAACCCGGAGAAAGACTCACCTCTGTAGGTGACTCTCCCTCCCTTGGTTCTCTTAACGTCTTTGCTTGAAGCCATCAGCCATACTTTTTGATCAGTTCCAAGATAACCATGTATGTATCCCCTGAACTGTGACCCGTGGTACTGAAGAGAATGTCTCCAGTTTTCCCGCTGCCAGCATTGTTAGGGATTGCTGTAAAGTTATCATAATACTCATCGCCGGTACTATCAGCCGGTAATCCAATCGCTAATACATTCGCTGTGGCATCGAAATCCAACTTCACTGACATTCCTACGGTAGCCCAGTAAATACGTTGAATATGGACCTCACTACAAGACCGCCCTTTGTCATCCTTGGATAAAGCCGAAACGTCAACCTTAACCACGTTGCTTTCACCAGTGCCATCGCTGACATTAGTGAATCTCAGGACAGCCGTTCTTTGACCGTCCTGAATCGTTTGACTTGCAACTGTGTCAGCCATGTTGCCTCCTTAGAGTTCTGTCGAAGCAGTACGCTCTTTCATTGCAGTGACGTAATCGATGGTCATCACTTTAGCAGCCGCTGCTCCATTCTGAATACCAAAGCTTACAGTAAGCTCTTCGTCATCTGGTGCGTTCGTAGAGACTACAGTGCCGACCTCTGCATTATTTTGGAAAACGTGAAACAGTTGATCTCTGGGATCGTAGACAAAACCAACAGTCATGAAGGTGTCATCAGCCATCGCGGTTGGTAAGTCCAACGTGCTTTGAGTGCTGTCTTTTTCTACGATGAACTGCAAGGTTGTGCTGCCGTCAGTCAACAGAAAGAAGATGCCGTCCGTGACGTTCAAGGGTGAAGTGTCTGTCAGTTGCAGACCCATAACCACATCACTCGCATCTGCGTCTGAGGTCTTAAACCTTGCGTTGAACGCCAGTTGCTTGCCGGTTTCGTATTTGAATCCCTCTTTGACTAACTGCAAGAAGTCGTTGTCGTTATCTGCATCGTCGTTGGTTAAAACCAAAAGACCGCCATCACCATCTCCAAGCGCTTCTGAAGCATTGCCAGAACCGCCCTCTGTGGTGGTGATTGTCCAATCAGAAGCAAGATAAGTGTCGAAGTCGTTGTGGTAGGTGTGATACTTCGCAGGGGCTGGCATCTTGAGTTTTCCCAGAGTGCCTGAAGCCGATACGTTGGTCACGCCGCTAGTAAAGTGAGTTGTCATAACAGTTCTCCTCTTTGAACCAGTGAGCAGCCCATCTGCTCACCATTAGACCCTCTCAGTGTAAAAGCAACCGCCACTTATATAAAGATAAAAATACTTGAATTATTTATGTATAAACACTTGCACACCGACACGGTATGTGGTGTAATCTCCTTGTCAGTTTTTGGAGATCAATATGAAAGAGCTAGTTAAAGAGGTTGAAGGTTGTATTAGCAGCTACCTCCAACGCAAGGGCAAAGAGCGTGAAATTGCTCGTAAAAAATATCTTGCAGCAGCAGCAGAGAAGAACGAAGGCATCGAGCCTACTTTGGGTTCGAGCGGTAGGCTTCATGCCCCTGTGAACGGATATGTTTGGGAGTGGAGTATTGGTCGTTACCCTCATGTCCAATGGTTCGAGCGCACCTTTATGGCTGGCGAGTTCCTCCCTTGGAGCCGCGCAGAAGAAAGCTTGTTTGGTTTCTTTAATATTTTCCCAGAATCGGGGAAAAGGATGGAAGTAGTGACGCTCAGTCAAGCTCAAGAATTTTGTAAGGCTTTCAGTTTGAGTGGAGGGATTAACGTAACCCACGGGCAAATTTGGGAAAACAAAGCTGGCGAAAAGGTTACTTACTTATACGTCAAAACCAGATGTAAGGAAGCTTTCGAGATGATCGAAAACTACATACTGGCTCCTCGCCGCGAAGAAATGGCTAGGAAAGAAGCTGAAAAGGCAGCTATCTACGCCGCTGCTGAGGAGTGTCCTGAAGGCAGAGTCCAACTCACCGGCACTGTTCTGGCAAAGAAGCTCAAAGAAACCGCCTTCGGTGAAGTATGGAAGATGATGGTCGAGGAGGAAAGAGGCTTCAAACTCTGGGGCAGCGTCCCTCGATCTTTGCTTGGAGAGCCAGAACTCAAAGGTCAAAAAATTACTTTCACGGCAAGGGTTGAGCAGTCCCATGAGGAACCAAAGTTTGGTTTTTTTAGTAGACCAACCAAGGCCAGCGTTGTGGAGGCGGCATGAACAAAGTAAATAAATACACTCGCGCCCCAAGTGGAGGTAAAGAGATACAGTGTCCTAAGTGCAGTGAAACTGTGAGAGTTTATCACTTCTCTTGGTGCTCGATTCATTGTTTACATTGCGAAACACAAATTCAAAAACAGGAGTGGCTAATACCGCAAGAAAGACTTCAAGTCCAAAAAAAAGGGGGGCTAGAAGCCCCCCTCTGACGCTCTAAGGCGTTTTAAGCTCCTTGGGAGCCATATACACCCCTCCAGTCGGAAAAGCCGAAGGAATAGCGCTCACGCGCTTTATAACGAATGTTACCAGTGTTGAAATCTGGCTCCATCGAGGTTTCCATCGGTGTCCTTTGGAACATCTTCAGTCCTTCACCCATCTCCGTAACGGAGGTCAGAATAAAGAAAGCATCAGGGTCAGTCAGATAGTGATTGACCGCATAACCACCGGGGAGAACCCCTGTGTTTCTTATGCTGTTCAAGTCGTTATCTGCCGTTCCCGTTCTCAGCGTACTGTTGAGAATACGATCTGCAACGAACACCAGTTGTGGAGGTACAATCATCTTCGTCGGTTGGACGCTGATTAACAGTCCTCTGTCATCGGTGAATTGAGATATGCTGATCAGCATTGCCTCTAGGCTGGTCTCATTGAGGTCAGCCATAGTGGTTTCCCTGTTCGCAGCAGTACCGCCGCCAGCCAATGGGTGAGCAGTGTTTATTAAAGACACTCCGTCACCACCCGTGAAGCTAGAACTAAACGCATTGTTTAATACGTCAGCGCCCTTTACTTCTTTGGTGTTAGCCATCGAGTTGGCTAAGGCTTTGGTGTAGCGCTTACCAAGCGAGTCATAGAGATTATCTTCTATCGCTTCACTGGTTAGGGAAAATGCCAGAGCTATTGTCTCATTCGTGTACCTACTCGTAAAAGACTCAGAAGCTGTGTCATATTGAACGCCTTGACCTTCGGTCTTAGTAGGCGCTGATCCAAATCCGGTGATCAGCACTTCCTCTTCGAAGGCGCGATCTGAAGTCTCTTGAGCGAATATCTTCGAAAATTCCTCGGTGTAATTTTCATAGTTCAACCCAAATAATGCGTTCAATCCCGGTTCTAATTCTTTAGCAAGTTGTGCTCTTGAAATTGCCATTTAACTTACCCCCTTATGCCAAGCCAGCAGACTTCACGCCCATAATGTGGTTTTGGATAACCACTAGGACGTTTGTGTTGCTGCTTGCTACATCGTCATTGTCGGGATCTTGAGAAATGTCAATGGCTTTCAACGGCAAGGTTGTTGTCGTTGCGCCAGTGCTCACATCAAGCTCCATGTTTGATCTACCCGAAGCGGTGTCACCTGTGGTGCTTTGATCGACGATATCAAAGTTGCCGAACAAGTCAGCTACTGGGAATGTATCGTCACTTTGCACCTCAAAAACGACATTGGGATCATCAACGATAAACGCGATGATATCCGAAGCTGAGATCGATCCGGGGTAGTGGTTTGAGAAAACCTGTTCACCAGTTGTTGGGTCCGTGTATTGGACTCCGTTAAAAACTCCAACGACAGGGACAGTCGAGGAGGCAGCAGCTCGTTCAATACCGCCACCAGTTACTTGCTTAACCAAGTCTCCTTGGAAAATTTTAGTGCTGTAACCAGACGCTATTCTATAACGGCTTTGACCTCCAGAGAATGGTGCTCCTCCCATCATTCGGGAAGGGCGTAAACCAAAAGCGGCATCTTTATTCGCCATTTTTCAGTCTCCTAGTTTCTGCCAAAAGTTACACGGCTGTCTCTCTGTGGATCATACTTAACGTATCTGCCGTCACCACCTCTCATCTCGTTAAACATATTGTTGTCGAGCGATTCGGTAGCCTCTTGAGTTTTTCGCGCATAATGAGCGTTTCTCTCATCGACAGTTTCAGTCGGCATTTTACACAGGAGTAAGCCATCGTTATAAATCACCCCGGAAAACTTACCGGAATCCATAGTTGGTAAGTCCCAACCCGTAGGCAGCTCTTCAGGTCTTACTGGTTCCCAGCCTTCCCTGATTCTGCGAGATACGTTTGATGGATCTGGTTTTCCAAGCATAGATTCCCTCACCCATCTATAGGTCATACCTACTGGTGGTGGAGGCGTATCTAACTGCCTGACCTCTTCCCAAGGCTTACGCCTAACCTCTTTATCGTGCGTTAGACTGTCACGAGTCGATCTAGTGCTTTTTGTCTCAGCCATTACATTGCCTCTCTTTGTTGCTGTTTGAGTTTCTCTTTAGCCACAAGTTTTAACCAAGCTTCCTGATTCATGTTAGCCGGTCTCAACTTTTCGAGTCTGTCAATTTCTGATTGGGCAAAACGCACTCCATCATTATTTCCTTGTGTTTTTGTCCGACCTCCACCTACGGAAGCACCAGCCACACGTTGCACAGTCGTTTGGCTGGTCGTTGACTCGGAACCTCGATCATTCTGGTTATCACCAGAAGACGCAAGATTAGGATAAGCTCTTTTGATTCTTTGGTCCAGAGCTTCATAGTAGTCATCCGAATCAGGCTCATAGCCCTCATGGATCAAATTGTTGTGGTGAAAGTAAGCAAACTGAGTCGCTTCACTATGCTCCTCGTTGTCCATATCACCATACCAAGAGTTTCTTTCATGCCATTGTGCCGCCTGTGGGGTTGGCTGCGCTGGCTGAGGTTGCTGCTGTTGAGGCTGGTATTGCTGCTGCTCAACGTATTGATCTTGGGGAGTCTCTTGTTGTTTATTCTTCTGAACCCTGACCTTTTCTTTCGCGATAGCGATTTCGTTCTTCAAAGAGTCTGCTTTAGTTAGAAGATCAGCATCGCCCTGCTGCATTGCCTTTCGATAGATGTCATCAACTTGAGCTTCTTTCGCTTTGAGAGATTCTTCTTCTTTATCCAGCGCTTTTGATGCTTGCTCTTGAGCCACACCGCGCAAACGACGAAGCTCGTTGTCTTGTTGCTGAACCAGACTTTCGAGTTGTTGTGCTCTTTCTTCTGTCTGTCTGTTCCGCTGATTTAGCTTATTGATACGTTTTGTTACACCTTTGGTGTACTCATCTAATTCGTCTTGCGGCTGCTGCGCCTCTGCGTCCTCCTCCACGGAGATGGAGATGTTTTCTTCTTCTGGTTGGGTTTGTTCTGTATTTTCTATCATTGCAAAGTCTCAATATCATCAGGA